ACCCTAGGGGGTTTCCCTCAATTTCCGAATAGCTCCCCCGTTTGATCCGGCAGTCTGCCCGTCCATAGCCAGGCTGGATACAACTCCACCTGTATCATGCCCTGCCCGGTGAAATCCTCCGCATTCCCCAGCACATTGCTCACATACTGGATAAACCGACAATTATCATCCGCTATTATGAAATGCCTCTTGAGGGCATCGATTGGAGCTTTGAAGAAATTATCTACATCCGAAGTCTCAGGAAAGTCTGCCCCAGGCTTCGTTGTCAACACAACTCCCAACGGGAAATTGAAAATCGGAGCCTCGACCCATTCGGATAGCTGGATGGATGCTCTCCATTTTTTATATTCGGCGGAAGTCACGAACCTGGAACGGCCCCGCGTTGCGACAGGAATCCAAAGCTGGTTCGTTGTCGGCGGCAACGGCAACTGGATCGACCAGAGGCAATACTCCCGTGGAGGGGTCAAATTCAGCGTATAGTCGGGTTTCATCACCCCGGTAGCCCTTCCGGCCAATTAGCCTCAAGATCGTCCACTATAACGAATTCTGTGGACTCTGTGATGGTGCTGGGCGGTTGGAAAAAAGTCGCCGCAATATAGCCCGCCGCCTCCCTGGGCGTATACCCGCCGGAAGCAACCAGGATTCGCACCATGCTGGTCAATGAAATCGCCTCAATTAGGTGGTCCCCATTTGGGATCGATCCTATCCGGCAATGTTTGAACATGGGATCGATGAGGTGGATTTTATTGACCATTGGTCACCACATAGAAGACTGTCCAGGACCAGGGGAACCCGAGGGCTACCGCGCCGGAATCCACCAATTCGTTGTGCCAATCGAGGCGGATGGAATAGTGGTCACTTCCGATCATTCATCAATTCCTCCACCATCTGTATTCTACTGCCGATCCACCGCATTACCGGTACTGCCATCGAATTTCCGATAGCCCTGTATCGCGGCCCATCCGGTGCTGGCTTTCCACGATGGGGGACATCGGTCCACCCGTCTGGAAATCCCTGTAGCCTTTCGCATTCCAGGGGAGTGAGGCGGCGAACCTGCATGGGCATGGCGATTGCCGTTGGATTCTTTGCGCCTAATGCTGGGCTTATATCCTCCGCTGTAGCCCTTTGGGTTGCTGACATTCTGCCTGGGAATGCCAACACGCAGGGTTCCGTATCGCCCCGCTTCGTTTGGCTGGTTAGTGTTGGTGCTTGATCCTTTAGTTCAACCGTCCCGGTGCGCCTTGCTTCCGCTGCGGTGAATGCCTTGGGTCCGGTTAATTGCATACCATATGGGTCTGTTTCCCATTCATCAATCGGCGGGCATTCACATTCGCCTGTATGCGTGTTGTGAATATTGCACCAAAAGTCTCCGCATTCTTCAGGGCATGGAATCCAGGCTGGCCTTGGGACAAGCACCGCGGGGAACCTGTTCTTTTCAGGCATTGTTTGTCGCCTTTCAAGAACAGCATCGAGCGTCTGGGTTGTTTGCGTCCCATCCCAGAACATCCCGTTTATTGGCCTTCCCTGACAACTTGCATCAATGCCATCTTGAGTTGTTCCGGCAGTTCCTTTCCTCTTTTTTCTGCCCGCCTTAGAATCCCCTCGCAGGCTTTCTTGCTCAAAAAGAACCGCTGCGGAATTTCTCCAGTCTCCAAGATATCCGACAACAAAGACTCTTCTTCTCCTTTGTGGGACTCCGAAGTGTTGAGCGTCCAGCACTCTCCAACACAAGCCATACCCGAGTTCGACCAGCGACCCGATGAAGGAACCAAAATCCCTTCCTCCCCCGCTTGACAGGACTCCGGGGACATTTTCCCAGACAATCCACCTGGGGCGATAGTGTTCAGCAATTGAGCAAAATCCGAGGGCCAGTTGCCCACGAACGTCATCAAGTCCTTTTCGGAGTCCTGCTGTACTAAATGACTGACAGGGAGTACCTCCCACGAGAAGGTCAATTGTTTCACGGGGCCAATCCCTCCACTTGGTCATATCCCCCCAGTTGGGGGTATCGGGGAAATGGTGTTTCAGAACGGAGCATGGGAAAGCCTCAATCTCCGAATAGGCTACCGCTTTCCAGCCAAGGCTTTTCCAGGCGCAAGAGGCTGCCTCGATCCCAGAACATACCGATAGATACCTCATCGATCACCCGCCACAAACCTGTCGAAATTGACCCCGGACTGCTCATCCAGGATGGGAGGATCGGCGGGTGTTGGATGGTCTGCTATTGCGGCGCGGGCGCGTTCCTTTCGCACCGTCCAAGGTGACAATTTGACCTTGAGACCATCAACCGCCGCAGCATAATCCGCATCTGAATAAATCCACCGCTTGGGTGCGATTTGAGTTGGGGCTGGGATTCGACCATCCTTGATCAGAATCCAGATTCGTTGCCTAGAGAGTCCTGTCAACCGACATAGGCTGGCGACAGTTTTGAATTCTTCCTGGGCTGTATTGTCAACTGAATCCATCTTCTATTCCTTTCTTGTGACAGGCTACCCGCAGGGGGTTCTGAGTCCGGGGCGAGGGGTTCACCCCCTCGCCCTCCCGGCAACCGCAGGTCACGCCGCGCAGCGGCCACAACTAGCTCCCCTTGACCTTCATTTTCATTCCATCAACTACCCCGGCAATCTCAATATCCCGCAAGTACAGTTTGGACCGTAGTTCCATGATTGCGTTGACGGTTGGGTCTTTCCCTTGACTCTCCAGGGATGAGACGGCGCGGCTGGTGTAATCCCCCAGCACCTCTACCGAAATCTTCGACCAATCGACAGTCATGGGAACCCTCCTGGTTTCCCCTGTTCTACGGGTTGACGGTCAACGGTTATCCTTTGTCAACGGAAATCCCTTATTAAATAGTAATTAAGTATTTAATAGTAATTAATTGAAAAAAGTTAGTAATAATAGATTTAAAAAAACAGCCTACTAACTGTGGCCGCTTCGCGGCGTAGCCCCTTCGGGGCGTAGTGCCGGGGGGTGGTGCTGACGCACCCCCCGGCAAAGACAATACCTACTATTTAAATATTATTTACTACTACTCTATTATTAATTAATAAAGGAAATTTTGTGCCAAAACCCGTTACCAGGCCAATTTTGTTCTTAAGTTGCGATTCCTGAAAGGTTTATGGCGCGACTTTTATGGCCAACGGTTATTGGTGAGGCTTAAGTTTTTGAAATGTTGCTTGTTTTCTAGTGTGAACTATACTGCACAAATAGGCAACATCTTGCCATGTAAGAGTTTAGGATCGATTTAAAAAATATTTGCAAGTTTTTGTTCAATGTCCGTTGACATAGTGTCGATGGTGTTGGTAGTCTGAATGAGTCGAGAGGAAAAAGGAAAAAGGAGAACGGAAATGACATTCAGGGAATTGAAAATGATGGTGGTTGCAAACGGTTTCAAGGTTTCAGCTGCCAGTTGCGAAACCGATGACATGGTTTACGCCTGTTCGGTCGAATGCCACCCTGGAACCTACCACCACCCCAAGTTTGTTGCCGCCCTGGACAAGCGAACCGGATGGGTTTCGATCACCGGGAAAAAATCTTTCAAAATCTGACGCAAGTTTCCAAACCCCGTTCGTTCAGTTGTTGTCAATGGTCTCTAAAGGAAGGAAAAGGAAAATGCTTAACAGAGTTGGTTCAGTTGGCAACCCAGCCCCCCGCTATTCCTGGTCTGAGGAATACCACATTGGTGGAAATATCTGGGTTTGCAGGGATATCACCGTCCCGTCTGGCAGACCCGAATGGTTTGTCATTTACCGTTCCAGGCTGTTTGGCTGGGAAACCCTCCAGATGAGTGAGTGGACCCGCCAACTGGCCGAAGAATCGGCTAAGGGTTTGGTTTCTTAAAAATCCCGCGCAAGTTTCTCCAGGTGATTCGTTTGTCTTGTGGATCGGTGGCTTTAACAGGAAAGGATCGGAACCATGTTTGCAGTTGTTGACACTTGGAACAAGCCCCATGAGCAGTTTGGACGGGTTATCTCCCGCCACAAAACCCTGGGGAACGCCTTGAAGGCCGAGAATAAGCTTTTCCGGCAAAAGTACCCTGGGTTCACCGTTTTGGTTGAACTCAAAAAGCAGGTCGATATTATCCCATGCTATTGGACTGAAGGGCATGAAATCGTTGTTAACAGGCCATGCCCCGATCATGCGCGGCCAATCCGCATGAGTGAGATTTCGCAAGCCGCATGGTCGAATAGTTAACCCGCTGACGAGGCCGGAAGGCCGAAACCCCGCAAGGGGTCCGGGTTTCAGAAAATAGGTAACTGAATAGGAAAGGAATAGAAAAATGGATACCAGGGTCATCAAGATTGTTGAGGTTTCCGCAAGCCTTCCGGCTAGCTATGGTTACGCCAGGAAACGGCTACGCGTCGTTCGTTGCCAGCCCAACCAGAAGGGCTACCGGAATGAGAAGGATGTTGATGTTATCTGGGAAAGCTATCACTACTCGGCAGGCAGCAAGGGGCCGAAGTCAGATTACCAGAAATACCTGGCCAAGGCCGAAGCTATCAAGCTTGAGCATGAGATGCCGGAAATTGCCTACACCCAGATTGATGGTTCAGATCTGAAATCGGTTTGGATGCACCGGCAGATTCCCGGTTGGATTGTGTGTGAAACCCAGG